TTTGTAGATGGTGTAAACTTCCCTGCATACTTTGATCGTACAGCAGGTACATTGACGTATCTTACAAGTTCAGCAACTAATGATGCTGTAGAGGGTGCTAGTCATGTTTGTACTTTTAAGAGTACTCTTTTCTTTGGTGTAGGTACAGAGCTAGTCTTTACAGCGCCATACAGTGCTGATGACTTATCTCCTGCTAATGGTGCTGGTAGTATTAGTATTGGCTCAGAGATTACTGGTTTGATTGTCTTTCGTGACCAGCTTATCGTTTTTGCTGTAGACAAGATTATGCGTATCACAGGTACTAGTGCTGCAGACTTCACTATGAGTGCGGTAACAGAAGACTTAGGTTGCTTGAGTGCCGATACTATTCAAGAGGTTGGCGCTGATATTATGTTCCTTGGCCCGGACGGTTTGCGTACACTGAGTTCTACAGATCGTATCGGTGACTTTGGCATTGATGTTGCATCTAAGAACATTAGACCTACAGTAACTAAACTACAAGACTACGCTGCTAGTTTTAGTAGTACTGTTATTCGTAGTAAAGCTCAGTACAGACTATTTGCTTATGTAGACAGTGAACGGGATAATGTTGCTAAGGGCGTACTGGGTACTAAGTTTATTGACCAGGGTGGGCAGGGCTTTCAGTGGGCAGCGCTTAAAGGCTTTAAAGTATACATAGCTGACTCTCAGTTTATTGGCGAGGATGAGTATCGTATCTTCGCTAATAATGATGGGTATGTGTACAGCTTGGACACAGGTACTAGCAGAGATGGCGCTGCTATTGACGCTATCTATGAGTCGCCTTACATGCCTATCAACGATCCACAAGTACGTAAGACTTTCTACAAGCTAGACTTATACATTAAGCCTTTTGGTAGTATTAACATTACAGCAGGTATTAAGTTTAACCAAGGTCGTGCAGGGTATATTCAGCCTTCTACGTTTCAGATCGTACAAGCAGGCGGTGGTACAGGTATCTATGGAGATAACGTCTCTATCTATGGCACTGCTGTGTTTGGTGCGCCTAGAACGCAGAGTTATATTAATCAGGTGATTGGTTCTGGTGAGACAGTAGCGATACGAATCGAAGATAATAGTGCTGATGCAGCATTCTTATTAGACACAGCACTCTTTGAGTTTGCTACAGATGATAGACAGTAAGGAAAACTGATATGGCAGGTTATACACGCCAAGACTTAGCTAACAACATCTCTAACGGCAACGTCATTGATGCTGATGATCTTGACAATGAGTTCAACGCTATTGATGCAGCGTTTAATAATACTACAGGTCACAAACATGACGGTACTGCTGAGAACGGCTCTCCTATCACTGTCATCGGCCCTGTGCAAGACATTGTGGCTACTTCCACCCTGCTTCGCCCTAAGACAACCAACGTGGTCAGCTTGGGTACAGATGCGTTGCGCTACAAAGACTTGTTCCTTGAAGGTAATGCTGATGTAGACGGTACGCTTAACGCAGAAGGCGCTGCTACACTGCAGAGCACTCTTGCGGTAACAGGCAATACAACTATTAGCGGTAACCTTACTGTAGATGGTGATGCTACTATCGCAGGCAACCTTACATTCGGTGATGCGGCTACAGATACAGTTAGCTTTGCTGCTGATGTAACATCTAACATATTACCTGCTACAGATGATACGTATGACTTAGGTGCTGTAGGTGCTGAGTGGCGTAATCTATACATTGATGGTACAGCTAATATAGACACTGCTGCTGTTGATACAGCTAACGTAGGTACTCTTGCTGTATCAAATAATGCTACGGTAACAGGAAGTCTTACTGTAACGGGTGGCATTAATGCTACAGTAACAGGTACTGCATCTACAGCAGATACACTAACCACAGCACGTACTATTGCTTTAGCGGGTGATGTATCAGGTGCCGCTAACTTTGATGGTTCATCTAATATTACCATTACTACAGTTATTGCTGATGATAGCCACAACCACACTATTGCTAACATTGACGGTCTGCAGGCTGAGTTAGACTCTAAGTCTGCTACCTTGAGTGCCTTAGGTGTTACATCAAACATAGCAGAACTAAACATCCTAGACGGTGTTATTGCTACAACTGCTGAACTAAACATCCTAGACGGTGTTACTGCTACAACAGCAGAACTAAACACGCTTGATGGTGCTACTTTATCAACGGCAGAACTCAACACACTTGATGGTATCACTGCTACAACAGCAGAGTTAAACACGCTTGATGGTATCACTGCTACAACAGCAGAGTTAAACTTTGTAGATGGTGTAACATCAAACATCCAGACCCAGCTTGATGCAAAACTTTCTAGTGTAGACTTAAGTTCTTACACAGGTGATGTTGACATTGATGGCGAACTTGTGGTAACATCCTATAATGAAACATACCAAGCTGTTTCTTCATCCGGTGGTAGTACAACGATTAACTGTGAAGCAGGTAACGTATTTAGTCACACACTAAGTGAGAACACTACGTTTACCTTTAGTAATCCGCCTGCAAACGGTACAGCATATGGTTTCTCTTTGAAGATTACACAGGATGCTAGTGCTAGTGGCTATACTGTTACGTGGCCTACTGCAGTGGACTGGTCTGATGGGGATGCGCCAACGCTTACAAGCACAGCAAGTGCAGTAGACCAGTTTGTATTCTACACACATGATGGCGGCACAACTTGGTATGGCTTTACAGCAGGGTTAAACTTAGGGTAATAACAAATGAGCAATATTAAAAAGTTAATGATGTCGGGTGCTGGTGGTGGCCCGGGCCTTGATGTTGATGATGTGTTCAGCACTTATTTGTATAAGGGTACTGGTTCTACACAAAAGATTACTAACGGCATTGCTTTAGCAGATGGTGTGGGTGGCGGTACATCTACAAAGTTTAGCGGGGAGTCTGGAAATAACTTACGGCGCACCTCTGACTTTACCGGAAACTCTGACAGCACAACATTTACGTTTAGTGCTTGGGTGATTAACGACGGAGATGGATCATCCCAGAAGACTATTTATTCCGCTGATGATGGAATTTACGCTTTTAGCGTTGATCTGCAGAGCACAGCTCTTCACATTTCAGGATGGCAGGGTACAACCCAAAGGTTATACGCTACGCTGCCTCTTGGAAGTCTTCCTTATGAAAGCTGGATTCATGTTTTAATATCTGTCGATCTATCCAGTACCTCAAACCGATATGTTTATATAAACGATGTAGATAAAACTTCTCAGATGAGCTGGTGGACGTATAGTTATGATCCTATTGAGTTCACTAGATCATACCACAATATAGGGCAAAAGAATATCAACGAAAGTAGGTTTAAGGGAAACATAGCTCATGTATATCTTGATTACACTTACAGAAACCTGAGTACAACAAGTAACCGCCGCCTTTTCATTGACGCTAATGGTGGCTCCACTTCTCCATCTACATTATCAGCACTTAATCCTATTATGTATTTACCAATGACAGAGGATTATGCTCTTGGTGAAAACCTAGGTACTGGCGGAGACTTGGGAGTTAATGGGCCTCCTACCATTGTTGACAATGGTACTGAGTATTTATCTGGTTTGAGCGAAGGTGGGTTGGTTTGGCTTAAAGGGCGCAATCTCGAATCAAACCACACTTTTGTTGATACCGAAAGGGGTGCAACTCAAACCCTTGCTAGCAACACTTCTTCTCAGGGCGCTGCCGCGCAAACAGTTACTGCCTTTAATATTGACGGGTTTTCTATTGGCTCAGACGGTAATGTAAGCTCCAATACGTATGACTTCACCTCGTGGACATTCCGCAAAGTCCCTAAGTTCTTTGATATTGTTACATATACTGGGGATAATGTTGCTGGTCGTACTGTGAGCCATAATTTAGGTGTTGTTCCGGGCTGTATTATTGTCAAGTCTGACACTGGAATTGCCTCTAACTGGGCTGTTTACCACAGGTCTAACACCGCTTCGCCTGAAACAGATGTTTTGACATTAAACACAGCAAATGCAACACAAGACAATGCGCTCTATTGGAACGATACAGCACCTACAGCAACACAATTTACTGTAGGTCAAGGGGAAATTAACGCAAATGGTTCCACCTACGTTGCCTACCTCTTCGCCCACAACGATGGTGACGGTGAGTTCGGCCCTGATGCTGACCAAGACATTATCAAGTGTGGTAGTTATACTGGTACTAGTACCACAAGAAACGACATTAATTTAGGCTTTGAGCCTCAATGGCTGATGATTAAAAAGGCATCTGGCTCAGGGAGCTGGTGGGTGTTTGACAATATGCGTGGTTTACCTACGTTTCGGCTTAATGCACCACCCTTTTGGGCAAATTACACTTATGGTGAAAGTAGCATTGGTATAACCGATTGGGTCAGTGCCTACGCAAATGGATTTAGCACAGAGCAACCATCCTTTATCAACAATTCAGGTGAGGATTTTATCTACGTAGCCATCCGCCGTGGCCCTCTTGCTCCACCTGAGAGTGCGACTGAGGTGTTCCAACCGAATCTTGCTAGTGCTGGTCCTGCACCTGCTAGCCCACCAACATGGTATGCTGGTTTCCCATCAGATTTCGGTATAGTGACCCAAGGTCTGTCTAGTAGTAATAACCAGTTTTTCGTATCAAGGTTGACTCAAGGTAGGATTATGTATAGCGATTCAACCGCAGCTGAATTTGCTGATACTAACTGGGCCCAGTTTGATAACATGACTGGTATTGGAAAGTTAGGAGCTAATACTAATGATTGGCTTGGTAGTATGTGGAAACGTGCGCCTGGCTTCTTCGACGTTGTGGCCTACACGGGTAACTCAACAAACCCTACCAATATAAGCCATAACCTTGGTGTTGCACCTGAGATGATGTGGATCAAAATGCGTAGCAGTACTAATCCTTGGGGTATCTACCATAGTGCAACGGGCAATACAAAGATGTTAAACTTTGACACAGGTGTAGGCTATACCTCCAATAACTATTTTGGAAGTACAACCCCCACAGATCAAGTCTTTACTTTAGGAAACTCAGGAGGTGTCAATAGTGCTGGCAACACCTACATAGCCTACCTCTTCGCAAGCCTAGATGGTGTGTCGAAGGTGGGAAGCTACACGGGTAACGGCTCAAGTCAGACGATTGATTGTGGATTTTCGGCAGGTGCTAGGTTTGTAATGATTAAGCGCACTGACAGCACGGGCGACTGGTATATGCACGATGCTGCTCAAGGTATTATTGCTGGAAATGACCCATACCTGAGATTGAATACTAATAATGCTCAAATTACAACCGTTGATAATATTGACCCTGCAAACAGCGGCTTCATTGTTAATCAGGTAAGCGCCACAAACATCAACGTCTCTGGAGGTTCCTACATCTTCTACGCAGTCGCATAACCGCATACGCAATATAATCAAGGTCATACAAGGAGTATCAACTAATGACTGAATATCGTGATCGCACAACTGGTGAGTTAAAATCTCAAGGCCAGTTACGCAAAGAAAACCCTAACATGTCTATGCCTAAAGTGTGGACTAGCAATGTGTTTGACGCACTCAATGTAGACCCTGTGCTACGTGCGCCTAAACCTACAGATGGCATTGGTGCATACCAATCAGTGCGCCGCAATGGTGTAGTACAGGATGCACTAAACAACTGGGTTGAGGCATGGGAAGTTGCTGACATGTTCAGTGACACAACAGAAGATGGTGTAACAACCACTAAGGCTGAACATGAAGCAGCATATCAGCAACAGCTAGACGATAGTGCAGCAGAACGTAACCGCTCACAGCGTGATCGTTTGATTGCTGAAACTGACTGGTGGGCATCATCTGACTTGACTATGACTGCTGAACAAACAGCATATCGCCAAGCATTGCGTGACATCACAAGCCACGCTAACTGGCCTCACCTTGAAGAGGCTGACTGGCCTATTAAACCATAGGGTGTAGGTTATGTCTGACATTAAGTTAAGCACAGAAGAGCTAGAAGATATGCTAGATCGTTCAGCTAAGCGTGGGGCTAAGTTAGTCCTACGTGAGCTTGGCTTGCATGATGAAACAGCTGCTGTAGACATCCGTGAGATCCGTGGCTTGCTTGAAACATGGCGTCAGACACGTCAGAGCGTATGGAATACCTTCATAAAGATAACAACCATTGCTGTGTTTACCTTCATCGGGGCTGCAATCTGGATGAAACTAGGTAATTAATAAGGACTATTATAATGGCTAAACGATTTGGTGGGTTTACACCTGAACAGATGGGTAAGATTATACCTGAGATGCAGGGTATGCAGGCTGATGAGCAGGCTAAGTTCTTAGCATCACAACCGGGTGCTGCAGCACGTGTAGGTAAGATGGCTGAACTAGCGCAGAAGCGTATTGGTATGTCTCCTAGTGGTTATGCTGTTGGTGGAACTGCAACACTTGCTACACAGCCTATACAAACGGCGGCTGGGACTACCTATGTAAACACTTATACAGGGAATGCACAAGCACCAGCACATTCTACAGATAATGACCCGCCAGCCAACACACCTAATACTACTGGTGGGTTTGATACGGTGGAGCCTACTACTACTACCGTTCAACCTACTAGTGTGCAGCCCTCTACTAGCTATACACCTATAGAAGGTCTACCTACTGCACCTGAGGGTATAACAGAAGCTGACTACGCACCTTTTAGGTCGCAGATAGCAGGCGGTACTGAGAGTAATGTTACAGGCATAGACGCTATGTTTGCTACAGGTAACCTACCAGAGAACCCTACCGACTATGAAATAACTGGTAGTAGTAGAAACTGGACTATTACGTATGCTGATGGGACTACACTAAAGTCTCCCTACAACAAACGTGCAAGCATAGAGAATGAAGCAGCTAATATAGCTAATGTTATACAGCAGTATAAAGAGTCTGACCCATACAAAGCCAATGCTGCTGCTCAAGAGCAGTATACTCAACAGCTAGACATGTACAGACA